GATGCCATGGTCCGTGGCAAAGAATTAGATAGAGGTAAATATGCGAATATGCTCAAAATTGATGATCCAACTATTATTGATGCAGAATGTGTGATCACTGATGAATAATATAGCAGAAGAACTAACACCTCAACAGATAGGGAGTTCCAGCTTATTAAGTTATGTTGGTTTACAATACCCAAAGTATGTGGCTGAACCGGCACATGAACTAATGGCTACTGCACTGGAAGCCGTAGAAGCAGGTAACATACGGAGATTACTCATAAATATCCCGCCACAACACGGGAAAACTTTATTAGCTTCTGAATTCTTCCCACCTTGGGTACTAGGTAGACATCCTGACTGGAAAATAATAGCTGCAACATTCAATCAAACCAGGGCCAATGAGGTTGGTGGTATAGTCAGAAATAATCTTACCAACACAATCCATCGAGCAGTATTCCCGAACTGTGGAATCTCCCCTGATACGAAATCAACACATCATGTGGCTACAAATGATAGAGGTCATTATTACAGTACAGGTATTGGGGGAACAATCACTGGCCGTGGAGCCAATTGCTTTATTGTGGATGATCCGCTCAAGGACAGGGAGGATGCCGAATCTAAGTTAGTTAGAGAGAAAGTAAAGGAATGGTACAGAGCCGTAGCCTATACAAGATTAAGACCCGATAATAGAATCATTATTATACAAACGCGTTGGCATCGGGACGATTTAAGTGGATTTGTCTTAAGTGAACATGCTCATGAGAACTGGACTGTCCTAGACCTCAAAGCGGTAGCAGAAAAAGGTGACATACTTGGAAGACCTATTGACGCTGCTTTATGTCCACAAATGTACGATGAAGAATATCTGGCCAATGTTAAACTCATAGAAGGAACCTACAATTGGGAATCACTATACCAACAGAGACCAATACCTAAAGAAGGTGGGATGGTTCAATATGACTGGATAAAACATTACACAGAATTACCTGATGAAAGATCTGTCCTAAAAAAAGTAATAAGTTGGGATACCGCCTATAAGGAAGACCAACTCAGTGATCCCACAGCAGCTACTGTATGGCATCTGACCAAAAATGGATACTATCTGGTAGATGTATTAAACAAGAAATTAACATTCCCAAACTTGGTAAGGAAGGTAAAAGAATTACATAATATCCATAACGTATCTGCACACCTTATAGAAGGTAGAGCATCTGGGCAATCGCTTATACAGGAATTAAAAGCCACAACAACCATACCCGTAATAGAAATATCCACTAAAAATCTGGAGAAGAAAGTAAGGTTTGATGCAATTACTGGATTTTTTGAATCAGGTAAGGTATGGTTGCCTGAGCAGGCTCATTGGAGAACAGAAGTAGAAGATCAAATATGTTTATTCCCATCCACCAAATTTGATGACATTGTTGATAGTGTATCTCAATTTTTAAATTGGTGTAATAAACCACGATATGTTAGAAGACCACCATCGAAATTATATTGGAAATAGTTGGAGGAGTTAAAATGGATATTGATAGACTTTTGGAAACACATGAAACTTATAATGAGATGATCAGTAGTTGGAGTTTTTTTGGATTAGCTTATGAAGGTGGTAAAAACTTTATTGATTTCGCATTACAACAACACACTAGGGAGAGTCCTGCAAATTGGGCAAATCGCCAGGAGGAGGGAGTGTGTTTCAATTATTCCAGTATTGTTATTGATCTATTCAATTTCTACCTAACTGAAAAACCAGCAGTCCGTGATCTTGGTAGCCTATCTAATGATAAATTATGGCATATGTTTTTAAAAGATGCTGATCTGTATAGTACAAACTTTGATGTATTTCTGAATGAAGCTCAAAAAATGGCTGCCATCTATGGTGCTGTTGGTGTATTAATAGACAAACCCAATTCAGAAAGCCGTGTTGTTAAAGATGATGTAAAACTGGGTATCTACCCATATTGTGCTTTATTTACACTACCTAATATCTTGGATTGGAAACATGAAAGAGATCCAATAACTAATAGACCAACTCTAAAATACTTAAAACTGTTGGATTTTGATAATAGGTATTTGTTATGGTGGCCTGATAAATGGGAGATATATCAGATCCCAGAAGGTGCTACACAAACTGGGCCACGGATACATAGGCATGTAGATACTTCTGATTATGAACCAAAACCTGGAGAAAACAAATATGCTGATCAACCTGGACAACCTTATAAGACTGCTCTCGGTGGAGAGGAACCTATTTTAGTAGCTGAAGGTGAAAATCCATTAGGTGAAATTCCATTTGTATGGTTCCAAAATATCAAAAGTGTTGTGAATCCATATATTGGAGTATCTGATATAAAAGAAATATCCAGGATTACAGCCAGCATTGTTAGAAATATATCATACGGAGAAGAAGTTATTAAATTCGCAGGTTTCCCACAGGCTAGAAGACCAATGGCTAGGGAAGGTGATGAACTAAACAATGAAGCCGGTGTGACGGCTATACTTGAATTCGATCCAGAAATGGGTGAAGCTGGCAAACCTGATTGGTTGGAATCTAAAGTACAAGAACCTGTAGATGCTATCTTGGCATGGATAGATAAAAAGATAGTGGAGATATTCCAGTTAGCTTATCTGTCCGGTATACACGCACAGGAGAATAGCAATCAGGCTCGCTCAGGGGTAGCACTACGCTACGAGTATCAACAACTAAGCCTAGTACTTACAAAGAAAAGTGAGAACCTAACAGAGACGGAATTAGGCATCATAAAGTACTGGTTGAAATGGCAATCAAAAAGTAGCTGGTTCGATACTATGCTCATATCCCGTAGTAAAGATTTCAGCATAGATGATCTCTCACAGAATCTTGAAAACGCTATCATGGCAAATAAGATAGTGCCGGAAATGACATTCAAAAAAGAATTGATGAAGGTTGTGGCTAAAAGAGTATTGCCGGATATTCCTGACTTAAAATTAATGGATATATATGCGAAAATAGATGAACTTGATGAAAGTGATCTGATTGAACCAGATGAAACAAAAGACAGATCCACAAAAGATATCAGACAGGAGATGGAGGAAAAATGGAAACGTGATCCTGACGCTGATGTAAATACTGAAACAACGTAAATCCAGGAGTTGGTGAAGGGTGCTATAAATCACAGCACCCTTCGTAAGCAAAACTCATTAGCTGAAACTAGAGGGGATAAGGTTCACGACTATACCATATCCCCTTCAAATTTATATTTTAAAAAATCATCCATATCCAGAATATAATCTTTTAGATCATAATTTGTAGAACATAGAACCAAAAGAACGTCATGTCCCGTCACAAAACATTGAGCATCCCAAATTAAATTACCGACGTATAAATACTCATCCTTATTTAATGTAATTGTTTCTGTACTTTCATTTTGTGTCAGGATAACAACAATCTCACCCTGCACACAGATTAAAAGCTGTTTCGTATTAAAATGGGCGTGCTCTCCTCGTATATTACCAGCAGGAACGCCAGTAACGTAAAACGCCCGTTTTGGTTTAAACTCCAAATCCTTAAATTCAATCGGGGCTAAAATACCACCTCTATCATCACTAAACGTCCGTAATTTCTTCTTCTCTATTTTCATATAAGAAATCCTCAATCTGCTCTATTTCCAAATCTGTTAAATAGGGGTGGACTGGTAATGAGAGAATAGTATCATCTACCCTATAACCAACTTTAGATGGAACAGCTCCAGAAAGAACTAGCATCTCATTAACATGTTTTGAGTAGTGAATCATATATGGAATAGATGCTGAATCTAACTTCTTTATTACTTCAGCCCTATTCTTAAATCTAATTGTAAATTGGTGATACACAGAAGTAGAATTTACAGTATATCCAGATACAGCCTCTTTATATCTTTCTGCAATTCTAATCCTCTTAGCATTAAGCATATCCAAAAAATCCATCTTGCAATTTACAACCGCAGCTTGCCACTCATCCATCCTACTATTGAAACCTAAAATATTATCTTCAACACCATAGACTCTAGCCTTTCTAAAATAATCCAATGAATTGTCAGAGCAAATCATTCCTCCATCACCCATTGAAGCTAATGGCTTTGTAGGATAAAAACTGAATATTGAATAATCTCCATGTATTCCAGAGCCACTTCCAGTTGATTGAGCACAATCCTCTATGACGATATGATTATTTGATTTGGCATAAGATATAATTTTATCCATTTGACAATTATTTCCAAACAAATGAACAGGTACTATTATTCCGTTCTTGACATCAGGTAATTTATTCACATCCATCGTCATACTGGAATCTACATCAACATAATATAAACGATCAGTAATGTGGCGACACACAGTGGCCGTAGGATACGCCCCGAAGTTAGGAAGGATGATAGGCATACCTTTTTTGTAAACGTGCAACAGCGTCAACATTAGAGCGTCTGTACCACTACCTACTGCAACACCATAGCTCTTACCGATAGCGTTGTCAATGTGTGCATTTCATATCTCCTTTATACCAAAAACTTATTCTTAATAAAAGGCAGGACCTGCACAGAGCATTGTGGACCTTGTGCTGATTTTACTGAGTGGGAGCACACAGTCAAATTCGACATCAAAATTATCCAACATTAGTATACTCCTGCAGGCGATAGTAGGTAGGTTGCCCACTACCATAACTCTGTTTGAAAAAGATGTCAAACACTTTTGTTTTTATAGTATCTGACTATTTCAAATTCAAACCATAGAAATTGAAAAGTCCATATCATTGTACCGTTGTTTTTTATTAGATAAACGTTTGGTTTTAATTCACAATCATCTGAATAGAATTTTAGTTTTACATCCATTTTAAACTCCCCGTAATTGTGGTCGATGAATAGCCCTCGACATTCTCCCGATACCTGGATTTTCTACTAATATTTGGACTAGCATTGCTATATCAGGATAATCTTTTAGAATTCGCATTGCATTTTCTTTGGTATATGGAATCTCTTCATCACCTTCTTCAATCCCTTCCCAATCAGTGATAGGGCAATCCCACTCTGAAACCACAGCAGAATCAATAATTTTCAGTCGGATACCATTTCCACAATCATGCCATGCCGACTCAGGAAGTTTCTTTCGCTTTAGAGGAACTACCTTCACTGAGTATACTCCTTCAATTCCTCTCTTAATTGCTTTTTCCATATTTCTAGTGTAGGCTGTTCTCTCTCAGACACCATAGAATCTTTTAGCATTGTAAAACACTTTTCAATTTGGTCCTCAATTTCAGCCTCGTTAACTTTTGTGGCAGTAACAGTGATGTTTTTTAAATAAGGCCATCTATCCCAAGTAGAGTAACTTATATCTGTAACATGGAAAGATAAACAGGATAGTGTGGTTTCAAATCTATCATGAAACCACATATCTCTGTGAAAAGCCCAACTTGCCGCCTGATCACCAACTAGATGCCTAATAATAGCCATCTTTTGTTTGTAATCCGTATTAACAGAACATATTTGTTCCATACTTTTCATGCCGTCTGGTGTCTCGATGATAAGAATTCCATCAATCTTCAGCCAATAGTACCATTTGACTAATTGGGCTAATGCTGTTACACGCGGAAAATGTTCGTAAACGTGATGTGATCTTATTTCATCCACTGAAAATCTTGGAAACAACAAATCTTTTGTAATATTCGCCTCTGCATCCACAGATAACTTCATAACATTATGTTTTTCTTTTGGATGATCAATATTTATGTATCCTTCTAAATATTGTTGACCGCAACCTAGATGTAATCTAAGAGGCTTTCCTTCCTGGTATCTACCACCTTCTATTAATTTTTCAAAAGAATTCATTTATTCTCCTATGTCATCGAACAGCACAGGTATTGCTTCTTTAAAACCAACTAAACAATCCTGCATTAACGCTCTAATTTGTGGATGTGCTGCCTTTGATGTTCTGAGTTTGAAAATATGTCTCCACTCCCTGAGATTACAACTCACAACAATTTCTGTTTTTAATGCATTCGGTAGAACTTCTCTAGCCTGTTCTGGTCTCCATTTCTGTTCAAGTAATTGTAGATAATAACTTTCTGCTTGTGAACAGGCATTTTCAAATAAGTACTTTTGTTCTGATGTCGATGAATCGAACCAAACGGGTTTAATAAATTCCATATTTCCGTCATAGCGTACATACCTGGTAGACTCCTGAGAAAAAGCACAGAGTCTATGTCTTACCAACTCATGGGTCAAACCGCGATTTGTAATAAATCTAACACTGGCTGAAACATGCTCAATAACACTTTCATGCCCACTTTTAAGAATTCGTTTTACAAACTTTTTGGCTGATCCTTCTGTAATTTTTTCTTCTGATTTATAACAAGTTCTTCCAGCCCCTTCTATTAACTCAAGGGGCAATTCCGGTTTTTGTACCCATTCCCAAGATTGTTCTATTATTTTCATATTTTCCTCCAAATAATCAAATTATCCCTTAACCAAGGAAATCCAAGTATTACCTGATGATTTTGAAGCATAGCTGACTTGATCTTATAACTCATCTCCCAATCAGGTTCAAATAGACCAACCTCCTTAAAAACGCTTTCCCAGTAGGATAGAGGCTGGCAATTTATATGACCTGTTCCTTTTTGTCCAATCTGAGCAGCACTGAACCAAATCCACTCGCTTGCTGAATTACAAATACTATTTACGAATTTACCAGAATCCTTTTCTGCAAGGTGCTCTGCTACTTCGATGGAAACAGCCATATCATAAATATTGATGCCTATATTTGCTAATAAAACATCATTGATACAGATATCATCCTTTAGTGAAGCAGGTATAAATTCCAATACCTCTTTGCTTCCCTCTATCCCATATAAATCCTGAACTCCATTAACTTTCAATTTCTCTAAAATGAAACCACAGCCGCATCCCCAATCTATCAAGCTGGATGGTTTAAAATGGGCTGAGATTATATCTGCCAAGAAATGATATGCAGGACGATATTTTTGTAAAGATCTAAAAAATTCTGATCCATACATTGTGTTATCAACCGGATCAGCCTTTATATGACTCTCAAGAGCCTGTATGATGTCTTCGTTCATATTGAGCTACCTCTATCTACATAGTATTTCTTCTTTGCATCCTGATACTCTTTTCGCAACCCAATATTCCTTCTGGTATCAGCATAATCATAATTCCTAACCAATGTGCTATTATCACCATAGATTGTTTTCCTAATCCGTTTAGCTACTGTTCCTCTCATTTTTTCTCTCCCTTTATATTGATGACGTTGGTAGTTTCTTTATCAATTTTGGCGAATATTTCTTGGAATCGGTTCTTCCAAAGATGTTCTTTAGCTGTACGTTCGTAGCCAGCCTGGGCAATAACCTTTCTCTCCTTTTCATGCTCAAGATAATAATTGATCTTT